ACGCAAGAATCTTCATGCTTGTCCATGACTCAATCGTGGCACTTGTTAAGACCGAGCACGTAGAACAGTATTGTGAAATATTGCGTAATAATACACAATATAACTGGGGCTGCAATATTAGTGGCTTTCCTATTGGCGTAGATCAAGATATTGGAGATGACTATAGCTTTGGACACTTTGAGGAAACCTATAGAGTTGACGGAGATAGTCTGGCCCGTATTTAGACTTGGTATTAAACAGCCAGAAGTTCATAATCAAATAGTATATTATGCAAATCAGCATTTGTACGAAGATAATCAAATAAGTACTAATAGTTATATTGTAGATGATAAAAATATAAACAAAAATACACTAGGGTTAAGAAGATTGCTTATACCAAAACAGGATTTATATACTCTATCAACTACAATATATACACTACAAGATTTAATAAAATTAGCTAAGCCAAACGTGTGGTTTATAGATAATATAGGACAACTATTTCAGTATAAAAAATCTACTCGCGCCAAGCTGCAAACATATAAGATTAAACAAGTTTTACCTGTAACTGGCATTGGGTGTGTGCTTGAAATAGAAGGTTTTAGTGAAAGATTCAAGTCTATGACTGTACCAAATACAGAACGATATGCAGCTATATTAAGCTATAATGGAAAGAATCTACTTTACGGATTATACACAGAAAATATTAAAACAACATGGAGACTAGTGTGAAAGCTATTATTAGTAATAGAATTTACATGGATAATCCAGGCAATGCAGCTACAAAATTTATATTTAACGAACTTACTTATAAAATAGCAAAAAATACTGGATCTAAAAAATTTAGCACTGTAGAAACTATAAAAAATTATAAATCTTTTAATGCTGGTATGTTAAGCATACCACAAGGTAGAACTGATTTAATACCAGAAGATTTCGAAATAATTGATAAACGTGTATATAATTCCGTTCCTTTTCCAAAACCTAAATACAAACTTAGATCAGAGCAGCTAGAGGTATACAATAGTGCTAATGATACGTGCTTTATTAATGCTCTAGTAGGTTGGGGTAAAACTTTCACAGCTTTACATATTGCCCATAAGTGGGGGCAAAAAACACTAGTAATTACTCATACTACTGCGCTTAGAGATCAATGGTGCGAAGAAGTAGAAACATTGTTTGGAATAGAACCTGGCGTAATAGGTAGCGGTAGATTTGAAATAGAAGATCACTTTATAGTAGTTGGTAACGTACAAAGTATAGTAAAATACTTAGATAAAATCAACAAAGAGTTCGGCACAATTATATTAGATGAAGCACATCATTGCCCGGCTACAACATTTAGCCAAACCATAGATACTTTTCATAGTAGATATAGGTTAGCTCTTAGTGGTACTATGACTAGAAAAGACGGCAAGCATGTAATATTTCAGGACTATTTTGGTGATAAGGTATATAAACCAGCTCAAAGTAATACTATAAATCCAACTGTACATATTGTAAAGAGTAACATAGTACTTAACCCTAAAGTTAGTTGGGTTGATAAAATTAATGAACTTACCCAAGACAATAATTATAGAAAATTTGTAGGCGGTATTGCAAATTATCATATTGCCGCAGGACACAGTGTATTAGTAATTGCAGACAGAGTAGAATTCTTAGAAAAAGTAAAGGAATATATCGGTGAAACGTGTTTGTTGGTTACTGGCAACACCCCAACAGAAGAAAGACAAGCAGCTAAAGAGCAACTACTTAATAAAACAAAGATGTGCGTTGCTGGTAGCAGACAAATCTTCAGTGAAGGTATCTCAATTAACATCTTAAGCTGCGTAATTTTAGCAGTACCAATGAGTAATGACAGCTTACTTGAGCAAATAATCGGCCGAGTAATGAGAGAACACCCTAACAAGCTAAACCCTATTGTAGTAGATATTCAATTTAGTGGTTGGGCTGATAAAAAGCAGAATAATGATAGATTAGGTTTATATCTTAAAAAAGGCTGGGATATTATAACGGTATAGAATTTTTAACTTGTAACAGGTAGTTAGATATAGTATAATATAAGATGCGTCAAAGAAAATTATTAAAGTTTGATTTATACAAACTGCAAAAAATAGCAAACAATAATCCCAAACAGTTAATATTGCTATTAGCAAAGCATAATAAAAGGCTAGACCCAAGACTTACTGGGCCTAATTATTTATTAAATCCAGATGAATTTTTTCTAGACCGTAGTATAGATATATTATACAAAGCACAGTATATTGAATTGGCGGGGCGTAGAAGTTATCAGCAGTATAAAGATTTAGGTTACACTTATTTAGATTTATCTTACTATCCAGACCTAAACAAAAACGCAATAAAATACAATCCGATAATAACAATAGAAAACAACAAAATTTATTTTAAATACGAGGAATAAAAATGGCACTTAGCTTTAAACAAACAAAAGGAAAAGCTGTTACCAATAAGGTTGAAACTTATGAATATAAAGATGGTGAAAATACAGTACGCTTAATTGGCGGAATTTTACCACGTTATATTTACTGGGTTAAAGGCACTAATAACAAAGACATTCCTATCGAATGTTTGGCTTTTAGTCGTGAAAAAGAAAAATTTGATAATTTAGAAAAAGATCATGTACCTGACTATTATCCTGACCTAAAATGCAGCTGGAGTTATTCTATTAATTGCATTGACCCCAAAGATGGTAAGGTTAAGGCTCTTAATCTTAAGAAAAAATTGTTTGAACAAATTTTAACAGCTGCAGAAGATCTTGGTGATCCCACGGATTATGACACAGGTTGGGATGTAGTTTTTAAGCGTACAAAAACTGGCCCACTAGCTTTCAATGTAGAATACACGTTGCAGGTTTTACGCTGCAAACCAAGAAAACTAAGCGCAGAAGATCGACAACTAGCAGATAGTGCTCAAGATATTGATACCAAATTTCCTCGCCCAACTGCAGATGAAGTAAAAGCATTGTTAGATAAGATTACTAGTGCACAAGAAGATGAGTCTGATGATCTAGACGCAAGTCAAGCTGAAGCAATCAAAGAACTTGGTTAACAAAGTAGGTCCAACACGCAACTGTTGGACCTATATCTTTTGGAAAATAAAAAATGAAAGTATTGTTTACAGCAGACATACATATAAAATTAGGTCAAAAGAATGTACCGGTAGACTGGGCTAAAAATAGATACAACTTATTGTGGCAGCAACTAGCTGAGCAACAAACTAAAGCTGATTTATTTATTATAGGTGGTGATGTATTTGACAAACTACCTAGTATGGAAGAATTAGAAGTTTACTTTGACTTAATAAGTAGCTGTAATATTCCTACATTTATATATAGTGGTAATCATGAAGCAGTAAAAAAGTCTACAACTTTTATGACTAATCTTGCCAAAGCTACTAATAAGATGAATCGCAAGGTTATTATAATAGACGACTATTATAGTGATTATGGAATTGAGTTTGTTCCCTACAACAAGCTAAAAGAATTTGAACAAAACAATCCTTGGCCTGAAGGTGGTCAAGTGCTGTGCACACATGTTCGTGGTGCAATACCGCCGCATGTAACACCTGAAGTAGATTTAAGTATATTTAAACAATGGGATGTAGTATTAGCCGGAGACCTACATAGTTATGAAAATTGTCAACACAATATTCTTTATCCTGGCAGCCCTGTCACTACCAGTTTTCACCGCCATCCTGTTGATACTGGTGTGATATTATTAGATACTGATACACTAAAACATAACTGGATTAAATTAGAATTACCTCAGCTAATAAGAAAAACTGTTGGAGTAAATGACCCTAAACCGCCAACACCGTATCACCATACAATTTATCAAGTTGAGGGTGACTTGCAAGAGTTAGGTGAGCTAGAAGATAGTGAGCTAATTGACCGCAAAGTAATCAAGCGTACAAGTGATGTACAACTTATGTTAGAAGCGGAAATGACGCTCTTAGAAGAAGTACGGGAGTACTTGCGCTATATACTAGCACTGCCTGAGGAGGTTGTAGAACGTGCTGCGGTTGAGGTGCAAAATCATCTAGATAAAATAGAATATGATTAGTACTGATTATCACCCAAATTTTTATTACGTAGCTAGAATATTAGCTGAACGTAAACATGGCTCGCAAAATAGCTGGGCTTTAGAGCTGGACAATGCCGTAGAAATTATACTGCTAATAGAACAATTGGGCTTTTTAAATAAAAAGAAGTTTTGGAAAAATGATAACAATCAAAGAACTACGTTGGAATAATTGTTTTAGTTATGGAGCTGGTAATGTTATCAACTTTGTAAAAGCTCCACTAACACAACTAGTTGGTAAAAATGGTCATGGTAAGAGTAGTATTGCATTGATCTTAGAAGAAGTGCTATTTAATAAAAATAGCAAAAGTATTAAAAAAGCAGATATTCTTAATAGATATATCAAAGATAAAAGTTATAGCATTGAGCTAGATTTAGAGCGTGACGGCAACGAGTATACAATTAAGTGTACGCGTGGTACACAGCAAACAGTAAAACTATTAAAAAATGGTAATGATATTAGTGGTCACACAGCCACACAGACCTATAAAATTATAGAAGATATTATAGGTATAGATCATAAAAGTTTTGCACAAATAGTCTACCAAAGTAATGCTAGTAGTCTAGAGTTTTTAACTAGTGCTGATACTGCTCGTAAAAAGTTTCTTATAGAAATATTAAATTTAACAAAGTATACTCGTGCTAGTGAGGTTTTTAAAGAAGTTACACTGGGGCTTGGTAAAGAAATTGCTGAATGTCAGGCTAAAATAACCACTATAAATAATTGGTTAGATAAATATGAAAGAAGTGATTTAACGGTTAAAAGTTTTCATAGAGTAGAAGTACTAGATGATGGCTTACCTAAACAAGTAGCAGAACTTGAATTAGAAATAGCAAACTTAGACAAAACCAATAGAAAAATTATACAGAATAATACTTATAGACAACAACTTAATAGTATAGATCTTGCACTACCAGGTCCTGCTAAGATTGATAAAGATCATTTAAAGAAATTACAGCAGCAACAGGCTGAACACATGAAAACTGTGCGAGATGGTGAAGCATTTATTAAAAAGTTAAATAGTTTACATGGAATATGCCCCACTTGTTTTAGTGCAATAGATGAAACAAAAGTAGCTCAACTGGTAAACGAAAAAACAGATGAAATTGAAAGTGCCAGAGCCAGTGCTGCTAATTCAGTTGTAATCAGCAATGAGTTAGAACAGCAAGATAAATTATATCAAAATGCCGTTAAGCAGCAAGCAGAATGGGAAAAATTACATTTATTAGTAGATGAATCACTACCATTAAAAACACTTATTAAAGACGATCTACAAACTAAATATGACGATTTAGCTAAAACACTTAAAGATACTCAGCAGCGAATCAAACTTGCTGAAGAACACAATCTAAAAGTTCAGCAACACAATAGCCGTGTAGAAACTATTAAGCAGCAGTTAAAAGAAATGACTGAAGAACTAGAAGAACATAGTGATCAGCTTAATATTATGAATGAACGTATGAGTATACTACAAGTGCTTACAAAAACGTTCTCAACAACTGGACTAGTAGCCTACAAAATAGAATGTTTAGTTAAAGACCTAGAAGAAATTACTAATAAATATTTAGTAGATCTAAGTGATGGTAGATTTCAAATTAGTTTTAAAGTAAATAGCAGTGATAAGCTAAACGTTATTATTACAGATAACGGTAAAGATATAGATATTAATGCGCTAAGTGGAGGTGAAAAAGCTCGTGTAAATGTAGCCACACTCCTTGCTATTAGAAAGCTAATGCAGACATTAAGCAGTAGTCGTATCAATCTACTTATACTAGACGAAACTGTAGAAGCACTAGATGTAGATGGTAAAGATAAGTTAGTAGAAGTACTACTTGGTGAAGAACACCTAAATACATTCCTAGTCAGCCACGGTTTTAGTCACCCACTATTAGAGAAAATTAATGTTATCAAGCGTAATAACGTATCTCGTATTGAGGGATAGTATGATAAGAAAACACTATGAAAAAATTATGAGTAAACGTGAAAAACGTTCACAAAAAGTAGCTGATATGCTAGAAAGACTAGATTTGGAAGACCAACAACATAACCATTTATATATGGACAGTGCTGGAAATATTGACTGGCAAAAGTTAGCTATACATGTAAAGGAAGCTACTAGTGGTCGATAGTCGTCAGAAAGGTGCGCGTACTGAAACCTTAGCACGTGATATGCTTCGTAAACATACTAAACTAAATTGGGAGCGAGTACCTGGATCAGGTGCTCTTGACCCTAAACATCAGCTTAAGGGCGACCTTTATGTACCTGGGCAAACTAATAGATTTTGTGTGGAAGTAAAAGGTTATGCGGAAGACCATATTAATAG